TCATGCCGCCGCCCTACCGGCCTCGGGCGCCTGGGCAGCCAGATCCCGCACAAGGCTGCCGAGCCCGTCTAGCCGCAACCGCACGGCTGCGCCCTCGGCTCGGACGTCGACCCGATCCACCAGCAGCCGCACGATCCGCGCCCGCTCGGCGGGGAAGAGCTCGTCCCACAGCGGCTCGATCCGCTCCAGCGCCAGCAGCACCTCCTGCTCGGTGACGTCGGGCGCCGTCGCGCGTGCCGCCCGCCAGGTGCCGACGACCATCTCGGGCTGCCGGAGCAGTGCGCGCACCTGGGCGACCACCGCCGCCTCGATCTCGCCGGCCGGCAGCCGCGCGATGGCCGGCCGCTCGGTCGCGCCGCCCTTCAGCACGGCCTGGCTGACGTAGTAGCGGTACATCTGCCCGCTCCGGCCGCGGCTGTGGCTCGGCGACATCGCGCGACCGTCGCTGTCGAAGATCAGCCCGCGCAGCAGCGGCGCCGTGGTGTTCCGCGTCCGGTTGACCCGTACCCGCGGGCTCACCTGCAGGACGGCGTGCACGGCGTCCCACTGCGCCTGGCTGACGATGGCATCGTGCTCGCCGGGATAGGCCGTGCCCTTGTGCACCGCCTCGCCCAGGTACACGCGGTTACTGAGAATGCGGTAGACGTCGCTCTTCGTCAGTGTGCGGCCGCGCTTCGTGGTGGCACCCTCCGCGCGCAGCACCTGGACCAGCCTCGTGCAGGACTCGGTCTCGACGAAGCCTTGGAAGATCCGCCGCACCAGGGCGGCCTCGGTGTCGTTCACCACCAGCTTCCGATCGCGCACGTCGTAGCCGAGCGGCACGTAACCGCCCATCCACATGCCGCGCTTGCGCGACGCCGCCACCTTGTCGCGGATGCGCTCGCCGATGACCTCTCTTTCGAACTGCGCGAAGCTGAGCAGGATGTTCAGCGTCAGCCGCCCCATGCTGGTGGTCGTGTTGAAGCTCTGAGTCACCGACACAAACGTCACGCTGTTCGCGTCGAACACTTCGACCAGCTTGGTGAAGTCGACCAGCGAGCGGGAAAGGCGGTCGATCTTGTAGACCACCACAACATCGATCAGCCCCTCCTGGATATCGGCGACAAGGCGTTTCAGCGCGGGCCGTTCCAGCGTCCCGCCCGACACGCCGCCATCGTCATAGCGGTCCGGCACCAGCACCCAGCCCTCGGCGCGCTGGCTGGCGATGAAGGCCTCGCACGCCTCGCGCTGGGCGTCGAGCGAGTTGAACTCCATGTCGAGGCCTTCCTCGCTCGACTTCCGGGTGTAGACCGCACAGCGGAGCTTCCGCACGGTCGCCGGCATCGCAGCGGCCGGCTTCGCGTCGCGCTTCATGCCGCGCTCCGGCTCGGGCGCAGCCCGAAGAACACGCGCCCGTTCCAGCGCGTGCCGGTGATGGCGCGCGCGATGGCGGAGAGGGACTGGTAGGGCTGGCCTTGGTACTCGTAGCCGGCGCGCGTGACGGTCACCACGTGCTCGACGCCCTGGTACTCGCGGATCAGCTGCGTGCCGGCGATCGGCCTGTCGTCGCCACGCATGCGGCGGACGGTCACCTTCCCGCCGTCGAGCTGCTCGCCGAGCGCTTCGAGCCGGGCCAGCGTCTCGGGCTTCAGGCCGCCATAGGCGAGCTCCTGGATCCGATAGGCCAGCCGGCTTTCCAGGAAGCGCCGGTTGTAGGGCGGCGGCTCCGTGCCGAAGAGTTCCCGCCACTGCTGCTTCAGCACCGGCGTGGCGGCGGTCTTGAGGGCGGCGAGTCGGCCCAGCACGTCGGCGGGCGGGATCGCCGGCGCCGTGAAGGTCGGCGGGGTGGTGGGCTTGGGCTTCGTGGTGCGCGTCATGCGTCTCTCCGGGTGGTCCGGTTCGCATGCAGGCGCTGCGGGGCCGCAAAGTGTAGCGGCCGCTCTCCCTGGTCCGCGGCGTCGCGCGCTGCTTCCTCGGCAGCGCGGCTGCGCAGCCGCAGCAGGCCGCGGGCGAGAAGATCGCACACCTCGCGGAGGTGGGGCGTGAGATGCTGATTGAGGGGCTGGGCGGCGAGGCGGGCCATGCCCCGCTGCTGCCAGATGAGCAACCGCCCGTGCAATGCACTGATTGCAGCGGGCGCGCAGCCCTCACATCCCGACCTGACGCCCGAGCCAGATCACCCGCCCGATGACGTGGATCGCGTCCGGCTGGATGTCGCTGAAGGTCGGATACAGGTCCTTGTTGTCCGAGATCACGCTGATCCGGCCGTTGGTTGGGTTCACCGCGACGCGCTTCACCTGAAGTCCGCCATCGGTGCGGATCACATAGATCCCGTCCTTCTGGCCTGGCCGCTGCTGCCCCATGTCGACCAGCACCGAATCGCCTTGGCGCAGCGTCGGCTCCATCGAGTCGCCGTCGACCGTCAGCACCACGAGATCGCCGATGTTCCCGCGCGCCGCGCGGCGCAGCCAGTCAACCCGAAATGCAATGCGATAGGAGGGCGGCGCATCCTCGGCCTCGAGCCCCGGGCCCGCGGAGACCATGTCGTCGTAGACCGGCAGCATGGCGAATCGGTCACCGCCGATCTGCACGATCTCTGGCATCGCGCGCGCCCGTCCCCCGGCCGCTGTCGAACCCGCCTCCAGGTAGCCGAGGATCACCGGGATCTCGTGGGCCCGCATCGGCCGCTTGCCCGCCAGCAACCGGCTTATGGTGCTGTTGTCGACGCCCATCGCCGCGGCCAGGCCCTTCTGCGACTTGCCAGGCTGGGCGAGCCCTTCCCGGATCTGCTCGATCGTCAGCATGGCGATTCGGCGCGCTGCAGCGGTCCGCACGCGGATTTGGCTGTCGGCATGGAGAGGCTCCCACCTGGATTCGCCCCGGCTGTCCATGGGGAAAGCTGTGGATACCGGGGATAGTGTTGCGTAATCCGCAATACCGAGTGGGTCAACTACGTCTCGCGCAAATAGTGCATTGTGGCGCGCGCGGAGGACGATCTACCTATCCCCCATGCCCCCGGTTGATCCCGCCGCCACCGTCCTCGCCCGCTTCGGCGGCGCAGGCCCGCTCGCCCAGTTGCTTCGCCTCGACCGCAGCGCCGTGCATCGCTGGGCGCTGCCCAAGCACCGCGGCGGCAGCGGCGGGCTGATCCCCGCGCGCCACCACCAGCGCCTGCTCGCGCTGGCCGCCGCACAGGGCATCGCACTCAGCCCTGCCGACCTTGTCGGCACGCCCACGGCCACCGGCGATCCGCCCCGCGCCGGGGCCGACGACGGATAGCCCCGCTCCGTCCTCCCTCTTTCCCCCGCCCGACCCGTCCCCGCCCTTCACGGAGCATCGCTGCATGCTGTCCGAACGGTTGCCTGTTCCCGAAATCCAGCTCGCCGCCGCCGTCATCCACCGCGCGCTGGAGGACGCCGCCACCCCCGATGCGCGCCTCGCCCGCCCGCGGATGATCGACACGCCGCAGGGCCCGCGCCGCACCTTCACGCCCGGCCTCAAGCCCCAGGAGCGCGAGGAGGCGGTGCGCTTCCTGCTGGATGGCGCGCCCAACTGGCGCCAGGCGCGCGAAGCCTGGTGCGAGATCGCCGATCTCTGCCCCCTGCGGCTGCGGCGCAGCGCCCTCGCGCGCATCCCGCATTCCGCCATGCCGGCGGACATCCGCCGCGCGCTGCGCATCCCGGAGCCCCCGCCGGCCGTCAGTGATGGCGCCTCCCCGATCCCCGCCATGCCCATGCAGGAGGCCGCCTGACCATGGACACGCGCTCCAACCGTCCGACCCTGGACGCGCTGCGTCACCTCCCCGTGGGCGAGGTGATCGCCCTGCCGCCCGAGCATCTCGCGCTGCTGCAGTCCGATGCCCGCGAGGCGCTGGACGCGGCCAAGCGCACCCTCGACTGGATCGAGGGCGCCATCGCGCTCCGCTACGAGCAGCGCGCGGTCGGCGCCCGGGCCGCGGCAGGCAAGGACACCGGCATCGTCCGCTTCGAGGACGGCACCGTCGAGGTCGCCGTCGAGCTGCCCAAGCGGGTGGAATGGGACCAGCGGCGCCTCGCTGCGCTGGTGGAGCAGATCCGCGCCGGCGGCGAGGACCCGGGCGAGTATGTCGAGCTCACCTTCAAGGTCTCGGAGCGCGCCTACGCCGCCTGGCCCGAGCGCATCCGCGGCGCCTTCGAGCCGGCGCGCATGGTACGGACCGGAAAGCCCAGCTACCGCCTCACCATCCTGAACGACGTCGCCCTGCGCGACAGCCCGCACGGGCCGGGCATCCGCCCTGCGATCGGAGGGCCGCGCTGATGGCACTCCGCATCGTCACCGCCGACGAGCGCCTGTCGCGCGCGGCCAACAAGACCACGATCGCGCTGTTCGGGCCGACCGGCGTCGGCAAGACGACGCAGCTGAAGCGCCTGGCGCCCAGTGAGACGGTCTGCATCGACCTCGAGGCCGGGATGAAGTCCGTCCAGGACTGGCCGGGCGACAGCATCCCTGTCCGCTGCTTCGAGGACATGGTGGTGCTCGCCTCGCTGGTTGGCGGCGCGAACCCTGCCGCGGCGCCGGAGGCGTTCTTCTCGCAGCAGCACTACACGCACTTCGCCGGCCTGCATCCCGAGCTCATCGCGCTGCTCGCCAGCAAGTCCATCGTCTTCCTGGACAGCATCACCGACCTGACGCGCCAGGCGATGGCCTGGGCCAAGAAGCAGCCCGAGGCCTTCTCCGAAAAGACCGGCAAGCCGGATGTTCGTGGCGCCTACGGCCTGATGGCGCGCGAGGTGATCGGGCTGCTGAAGCATCTGCAGCACGCGCCGGGCAAGACCACGATCATGGTCGGCATCCTGGAGAAGCACACCGACGAGTTCGGCAAGGTCACCTGGCAGCCGCAGATGGAGGGCGGCAAGGCCGGCCGCGAGCTCCCCGGCATCGTCGACCAGGTCATCTCGATGTCGCTCTTCACGCGCGAGGAGGACGGCACGCTGCGCCACGACCCAGAGCGCGGCACCGAACGGCGCTTCGTGTGCCGTGCCGGCAATCGCTTCGGGCTGCCGGCGAAGGACCGCTCCGGCCGCCTCGACGAAACCGAGCCCGCCGACCTCGCCGCCCTGCTCCGCAAGATCAACGCCCCCGCCGCGCCCGTCGCCTGAGCCGAGAGGAGACCTCGATGTACGACATGAACGATGCCGAGCTGCCGCGCAGCTCCGACCTGATCCCGGATGGCACCTTCGCAAAGGTGACCATGGTGATCCGTCCCGGCGGGATCGACGGCCAGGGCGAGGTGGACCGGGGCCTGCTGAAGGCCTCGCGCAGCGGCGGCGACACCAAGATGATCGACGCCGAGTTCACGGTGCTGGTCGGCCCGCACGCCAAGCGGAAGTTCTGGCAGAACTTCACCGTCGCTGGTGGGAAGGTCGACGAGCACGGCGTCTCCATCGCTTGGAAGATCTCGAAGGGGACCTTCCGCGCCATGATCGACAGCGCGCTCGGCCTCGATCCGCAAGACATGAGCGAGGCCGCCAAGGCCAAGCGCGTGCTGCGCGGGCTGGCCGATCTCTCGGGCATCACCTTCGCCGCCAAGATCAAGGTCGAGGCATCGACCAACGTCGAGTATGGCGACCAGAATAGGCTCGACCGGGTCGTGCTGCCGGGCGAGCCCGAATACGCGCGCATCATGGCCGGCGAGGTAGTGCCGCCGTCGCCCTCCACGCATCGGACACCGCGCCCGGCTTCCGCGCCCTCCGCGGCAGCCCCCGCTTGGGCCAACACGGGCGCGCCCCGGGCGCCGGTGACCGCCGCCCCGGCATGGGCCGCCCCTGCCGCCGCGCCGCCCGCCCAGCCCGCGCCTCCGCCGCCGCAGGCACCGCTCGCCAACGGTCCGGCCTGGCTGAACGGCTGATGGCGGAATGGTCCGACGACGCTGGAGCCGGCCACGGGAGGTTCGCGCTCCCGCCGCGAAGCCGATGCCGATGCGGGGCTGCACGCCGGAGGACCAGGTTCGTCGCCTGGTCTGCGCCCTGTGCAGCCGCGAGGCGAAGGGCTTCGGCTACGTGCACGAGATGCGGCTCGGCGAGTTCCCGCACCACCGCTTCTGCAGCATGGCCTGCTGCGACGCCGGTGGCGCGCTCGCGCGGAGATCGAACGGCGTGATCGACAAGACGCAGATGGAAGCGCGCGCGATCAAGGAGGCGCGGAGGCCGCTCGCCGAGGTACTGGTCGAGCTGCAGCTCATGGCGCCGTTCCACGACCGCAGCGCGGCGGAGATCGACCGCATCATCGAGGCCTGCGTCGACGGCTTCCAGGCCTCGATGCAGCGCCAGGCCGCCGAGCGCGATCCGCTCGACGACCCGATTCCTTTTAGCTGAGGGGAGATCGCCATGAGCACCGGAGAGATCTGGCGCGATGTCCCCAGCGTGCCGGGCGTGCTGGCCAGCAGCGAGGGGCGCGTGATGATCCCGCCGTATCGCGGGACAATGCCGAATGGTGGCGAGCGCCCCTATGGCGGCACGCCGACATTCGGCGTCTGGAACAAGACAGACGGGCGCTTCATCACCACCGTCGGCGAGCGAAGCTGGAAGGTTGCCCGGCTCGTCGCGGAGGCATTCCACGGACCGCCGCCCTTCGAAGGCGCGGTGGTGATGCACCTGGACGAGAACGCGGCCAACAACAGGGCCAGCAACCTGCGCTGGGGCACGCAGAAGGAGAACCTGAACGCCCCGGGCTTCATCGAGTACTGCCGGCGGCGGACAGGGAGCAAAAGTCCTGCGACGAAGGGCATGCTGCGGCGGAGCGGCACATGCTCGACCTGAATCACGGCTCGGGTGCTGTCTATGGACGGGGCGACGCACCGGCAAGCGACGCCGCCACCATCACCGCGCGCATCAACCTGCACATCGATGCTGCCCTTCTCGCGCGCCAGCGGCAGCAGGTGCCGCGCGACTATCTCGGTGGAAGCCGGGTCGGCGAGCCTTGTGCCCGTAAGTTGGTCTACGAAATCACTCACGCACCGAAGGATCGCGACTTCGACGCCGGCATTCTCCGCGTCTTCGACGCCGGCCATCAGTTCGAGGCGCTCTCCATCCGCTGGCTCCGTCTCGCGGGCTTCGACCTGCGTGATCGGGGCGCCGATGGCGAGCAGTTCGGCTTTGCCGCCGCGGGCGGAAAGCTGCGCGGCCATGCTGATGGCGTCATCGTCGCAGGGCCCGATGTCGGCATCCGCTGGCCTTCCCTCTGGGAGCATAAGGCTCTCGGCCAGAAATCATGGACCGACCTGGTCAAGCGCGGGCTGCGTCTGTCGAAGCCGATCTACTTTGCGCAGGTGCAGCTCTACATGGCCTACCTCGATCTCGAGGTGGCGCTGCTCACCGCGCTGAACCGCGACACGCTGGCGCTGCACCACGAGGCGGTGCCGTTCGATCCAGCGGAAGCGCAGCGGCTGTCGGACCACGCGGTCGAGATCCTTCGAGCTGCCGAGGCGGGCGAGCTGCCGCCGCGTATCGCCCAGGCCGCCGACTTCTTCCTCTGCCGCCTCTGCCCCTACGCAACGCGATGCTGGGAGGCGCCAGCATGAGCATCACACCCTCGCCGCAGCAGGCCGCCGCCATCGCAGCCATCGTGGACTGGTATCGGACGCGCCGCACCCAGCAGCAGGTATTCCGGCTCTTCGGCTATGCCGGCACCGGCAAGAGCACGATTACCGCCGCCGCGATCGAGGCGCTCGGCCTGGACCCCATGGCGCGCGACGGCGACACCGCAGGCGGTGTGCTGTTCGCGGCCTTCACAGGCAAGGCTGCGCTGGTGATGACGCGCAAGGGCACGCCCGCCTCGACCATCCACTCCCTCATCTATCGCGTCTCGGAGGCGACGCCGGAGGAGATCGCTCGAGTCGAGAAGGAGCTGTTCGACCTGCAGCGCGATCTGCGCCGCATGGGCCCTGCCGAGCGCGCCTTCGCGGAGACGCAGATCAGCAAGTTGCAGCTCCGACTCGCCGACATCCACAAGCCCTCCTTCCTGCTGAACGAACAGTCGCGCGTGCGGGACGCCGCGCTGGTCGTGCTGGACGAGGTCTCCATGGTCGGGCCGGAGATGGCAGCCGACCTGCTCGCCTTCGGCAAGCCGATCCTGGTGCTCGGCGATCCCGGCCAGCTGCCGCCGATCAAGGGTGCTGGCGCCTTCACTGAGGCGCCGCCCGACGTGATGCTAACCGAAATCCACCGCCAGGCAGGCGAGAGCGCGATCATCCGCCTCGCCACCATGGCGCGGCAGGGCATCGAGATCCCGCCCGGTGGACATGACGAGCATGTCTGGAAGCTGCCGCGGAACGCCGTCGGCCCAGCCCAGATGCTGCGCGGTGGCCAGGTCATCTGCGGGCGGAACAACACACGCCTCTGGCTCAACGCCAGCATCAAGGCCGCCGCTGGCTTCCCCGACGTCTATCCGGCAGGCCGCAGCGAAAAGATCATCTGCCTCAAGAACCGGCATGATCTCGGCCTGGTCAACGGGATGTTCGTGCATCTCATCGACATCGAGGATGACAGCCCGCTCGCCTTCCGCGCCAGCGTCACGACCGAGGATGGCGTCGCAATCGCTGGGCGGCACCGCTTCTACAAGGGCCACTACGACGAGCATCTGCAGCGCGATCCCGAGCGCGAACGCCGCGACTGGCGCGAACTGCGCGGGCTGATCGAGACCTCCTGGGGCTACGCCATCACCTGCCACAAGGCGCAGGGCAGCCAATGGGAGAACGTGATCGTCTACGACGATCGCCTCTCCCGCACCCCCGAAGACCGCGCCCGCTGGCTCTACACCGCGATCACGCGCGCCGAGCGCGGGCTGGTGCTGCTTGATTGACCTGAACGACGCGGCCACTGCACCGGCGCGCTACGACCTCGAGGCCATCGTCCAGAGGCTACGCGAAACGGCCCATGCTTGGGTGCCAGGCATGTTCCCGAACGGTCGGCGGATGGGCGACGAATGGCGGCTGGCCAACATCCAGGGCGCCCCGCCGCGGCAGTCGGGCTCCTGCGTCATCATGCTGCGGGGCGAGCACGCCGGCGACTGGCATGACTTCGACGGCGGCGATGGCGGTGGGCCGCTCTCGACGCTGGCGCACGGCACGGGCCTGGCGGACCGGACGCTGTTCGCGCATGCGGCGGGGATGACCGGCTGGACCGGCGAAGGCCCGGCGCGCCAGGAGCCCCCTCCCGCACCGAAACCCGAGCGCGACGCCTTCCGCGACATCGCCTTCATCCGGGAACATGCGCAGCCGATCCACGGCACGGCAGCGGAGTGCTACCTGCTGGGCCGCGGGTTGGCCGTGCCCGAGGGCGCGGACCTGCTCTTTCATCCCGATCTGGCGAACTTCGAGACCCGCGCCGGCTATCCGGCGATGGTCGCGCTGGTCCGCAACCTCGCTGGCGAGGTGGTGGCGATCCATCGCACGTACCTCCAGGACGATGGCAGGACGGTCCGGAAGGCCGACATCCCGAAGCCGCGCATGGTGCTTGGCCGCAGCGGCGGCGGCACGGTGCGGCTGGCACCACCTGGCCCGCATGGCGTGCTCGGCCTCTGCGAGGGCATCGAGACCGGGCTCGCGGCGATGCTGGCCTGCCCCGGGCTGCCGGTTTGGGCGGCGCTCTCCACCACCGGCCTCGAGCAGGCGCTGCTCCCGTCCGAGGCTAAGCGCGTTGTCATCCTCGCCGACCACGACGCGTCCGGTGCGGGCATGCGGGCCGCGGAGGCCGCCGCCGCGAAGCTCCGCCTCGAGGGCCGCGAGGTGTCCATCGCCCTGCCTCCACGCGAGGGCGACGACTTCAACGACATGCTGCGGCGCGACGGGGCGGAGGCGATCGCCGCGCTGGTCGACCAGGCGATGCGCAGCGCCGCTCCCGAGCCACCGCCTCAGGAGCCGGAGACCGGTCGGCACCTGCCCATTGGCTTCCTGGAGCCGGCGCGTCCGCTCCCCACCGCCCGCGCTGACGAGGGCAATCTCGACCGCGCCACCGCGCGCGCCTGGGGCCTCGTGTTGTCCGCCAACCGCTCGCCCTGGCTGTTCCGTCTCGGCGGCGAGCCGTCCTGGGTCGTACCCGACGACGACGGCCGTCCTGTTGCGGTCACCGTGCGCGAGGAGCGCCTGCGCCACATGCTGGCGAAGCTCGCCGACTGGCGAAAAGCGAACGCCAAGGGCGACCTCGTGCCCACGCCGCCACCAACCGGCCTCGTGAAGTCGTTGGTCGCTACGCCTGACCCGGCGCTGCCGGTGCTGGCCGGGATCGTCACCGCGCCGGTGCTTGGCCGCGGCGGCGTGCTGCTCACCGAGCCCGGCTACCACCCTGACGCCCGGCTGCTCTATCGCCCGCCGCCGGGCTTCCTGCTGCCGCCGGTGCCGGAGCGGCCGACGCCGGCCGAGATCAACGCCGCGCGCAACCTCCTCCTCGACGACCTGCTCGGCGACTTCCCCTTCACTGGCGAGGCGGAGCGTGCCCATGCGCTCGCGCTTCTGCTGCTCGGCTTCGTACGACCGATGATCGACGCGCCGACACCGCTGCACATGATCGAGAAGCCCACGCCCGGCACCGGCGCGACGCTCATGGTGGACGCCATCGCGACCATCCTCACCGGCGTCGGCGCATCTGTGATGACAGAGGGGCGCGACGAGGATGAATGGCGCAAGCGTCTAACCGCAAAGCTGCGCCAACTGCCGACGCTGCTGCTGATCGACAACCTCCGCCAGGAACTCGACAGCTCCGCCCTGGCCGCCGCCCTGACCGCTCCGGTCTGGGAGGACCGCGTGCTCGGCGCCTCGGACATGGTCCGCCTGCCGGTGCGCTGCGCCTGGGTCGCCACGGGCAACAATCCGGCCGTCTCGCACGAGATCGCCCGCCGCCTCGTCCGCATCCGCCTCGACGCCCGCACCGACCAGCCTTGGCGGCGCGATGGCTTCCGGCATCCCGACCTCATGGTCTGGGTCCGCGCTCAGCGCGCGCGGCTGGTCGCGGCCTGCCTCACGCTCTGCCGTGCCTGGATTGCCGCTGGTCGTCCGCGCGGGGCCCGCAGCCTGGGCAGCTTCGAAGTATGGAGCCAGACGCTGGGCGGCATCCTGCAGGTCGCGGGCGTCACCGGCTTCCTGGACAACCTCGACGAGGTGATCGCCGCCTCCGACAGCGAGGGTGGTGCGTGGCGCGCCTTCATCCAGCTTTGGTGGGACCGCTTCGGCAGCGCCGAGGTCAGCGTCAGTGATCTGCTCGGCCTGGCGCAGAGCGCCGAGGCCAGCCTGCCAATCAGCGCGAAGAACGAGCATGGCCTGAAGGTCTCGCTCGGAGCGGCCTTCACCAAGCTGCGCGACCGCGCCTTCCGCATCAGCGATCGGCTGGTCCACCTCCGGCAGGGGAAGGTGCTGCACAATTCGCAACGCTGGCGGCTCGAACCCGCTGCCGAGACGCCCGTCCATGGGGGTCTTGGGGGTCTTGTGGGGGTCTCACGCGGCGAGACCCCCATCGGTTCAAGCCAGGAATTCCGCGGCGTTGACGGGTCTTGGGGGTCTTGGGGGTCTTTTTCCAACCCCTACGCATGTGCGCGCGCGCACGCGCATGAAGAAGAGGCCGGAAAAGACCCCCAAGATCCCCAAGACCCCCAAAGTCCAGGAAATACGCGGGTTTCGGCCAGGGGATCTTCGAACCAAAGACCCCCACAGACCCCCACGACGCCTCCATGGCTCGATGGGGTGCCGTGATGCGCCGCCCGCACAGCACCGGGCCGCCTGCGAGATGGCCATCCCGGAAAGCCGGGCAGCGACGGCGAGCTCCGCCAAGAACCGCGCCGTCGCCGCCCTCACCACGACGATCCCCTCTCGGAGACCCCATGGCTCTCGCGACTCTCCCCATGCCCGCGGCGCACGCAAGCGGGCCGCCGATCAGCGCTGCTCTGCCCGCCGCCCTGCGGCATCACGCCGTCCTCGCCCTCGACCTTGGCACCACCACCGGCTGGGCGCTGCGCGGCCAGGACGGGGGCATCACCTCCGGCACCATCTCCTTCAAGCCGAGCCGCTTCGAGGGCGGCGGGATGCGCTTCCTCCGCTTCCGCAGCTGGCTGACCGAGGTGGCCAGCCTCGCGAACGGCCTGTCCCGCATCGCCTTCGAGGAGGTCCGCGCCCACGCCGGGACCGACGCCGCGCACCTCTACGGCGGCTTCCTGGCCCACCTCTCCGCCTGGTGCGAGGAACGCGGCATCGCCTACGAGGGCGTCCCGGTCGGCACCATCAAGCGCTTCGCGACCGGCCGCGGCAACGCCGACAAGGCGGCAATGATCGCAGCAATCCAGGCACGCGGCTTCGCGCCAGCCGACGACAACGAGGCCGACGCGATCGCCATCCTGCTCTGGCTCACCGACGCACAGGGAGGCCGCGCATGAGCATTCCAGGCGCCCCCAGCCTCTCGCGCAGCCCGATCGGACGTCTGCGCAGTCCGACCAGCGAGCCCGAGCTCAACGCGATGCGCGCGGCCGCATGGCACCGGCATGGCGTCGCCGCGATCCCGGTCGACGACATCACCGATCCCTGGCTGCGCCAGGCCATCACCAACGAGGCCAACCGCCGCTGGGGGCGGCGCAACGGAGGCAACGCCCATGGCCGGTAAGCGCAAGGCGAAGCGGACCACAACGCCGCGCGAGGACCTGTCCAAGCCCTCCAAGTGGCGGCTGCAGCACGGCGGCTTCGACGAGGCTGCCCGTGGCACCGACCCGGATACGGGCACGCCCATCCTGCACCGCCGCGCAGTCGACAGCCTGGGCGTGCTACTCGCCAACGGCAGCATCACGCCGCAGATGCACGAAGCGGGCGAGATCTTCCGCGCCGTGTTCCAGCGTGCTGCGCTCGATCGCGTGCGGACCATGCCGATGATCCGCATCCCTGGTGGCAGGGCAGACCTGCTCTCCGAGAGCCAGACCGTCGCACGCGAGCGCGTGGCCCGCGCGATGACACATCTCGGCGGCTTCGGCAGCCCCTCCGGCAGCATCGCCTGGTACGTGCTTGGCCTCGAGAACAGCGTGCGCGACTGGGCGCTGCGCCAGGGCTGGAACGGGCGCGCGGTCACGCCTGCGATCGCGCACGGGATCCTGCTCGGGACACTCGGCATCCTGACGGCGCACTACGGCCTTGCTCCGCCCGCCCGTGCGGCGGTCTGCGCAACAACGTCGGCCCTTCGGGACGATGCTGCTGCAAAATCTGCACAGCCTCAATGAGTGCATTGCTCGGTGTGATTTCGCCGTGCTTGTCTGCCGTCACTGGCGAGACGTGCGTCTCGCTGGTGGCGGTGGCTCACCAGCCACAGCGTCGCTCCATCGAGACAGTGGCTCGCGAGCCGATGGTTCCTTCCTGCGCCCGTCGTATGCGGGGGGCGGAAGCGCGCAACATCGCTAGCGCCTGGCCGGAAATGTGGTTCGCAGTTCGCACCCTTCGGCCCTAATCTCAATCGCTTAGCTGCGAACCTCCGCCGCGTCGGTTCGCAGCCGCGGTTCGCATGGTTCGCACCCCTCCTGATTCCGGATGGCCCGATGACGCTCCCCTGGATGGCAGCGAAGATCCTGCTGCGCCCGGTGGCGGAGCTGCGCGCGCATTCCGGCAACGCGCGCGTGCACGCCGCTGCGCAGATCGAGCAGATCAAGGCCAGCATGCTGGCCTTCGGCTTCACCAACCCGCTGCTGGTGGACGAGGCCGGCGTGCTGATTGCCGGCCATGGCCGGCTCGAGGCCGCCGTCGCGCTCGGCATCGAGAAGGTGCCGACCATCGTGCTGCGGCACCTATCCGCGGCGCAGAAGGAGGCGCTGCGTCTCGCCGACAACCGCATCGCGGAGAATGCCACCTGGGACCAGGCGCTCCTGCGCGATGCGCTCGCCGCGGCGCGTGCCGCGCCGGACCTCGACCTTGCGGCGCTCGGCTTCTCGGCCGCGGAGCTCGACGACATCCTCGCGGCGGCTGGAGATGCCGTGTCCGACGGCGACGCGCCCGAGGCCCTGTCGGCACCCGCGGTCCAGGGGGGCGGGGACGGCGCGGCGGAGACGGATGCCTCGGCGGAGGGTGACCCCGCGGATGCCGAACCGGATCCGCCGCGCCAGGCCGTCACCCGACCAGGCGACCTCTGGCTGCTCGGCGAGCACCGGCTGCTCTGCGGCGACAGCACCGATGCCGCGTCGGTCGCCCGCGTCATGGGCGCGGACCGCGCGGCGTTGCTGTTCACCAGCCCGCCCTACGGAAACCAGCGCGACTACACCACCGGCGGCGTCTCGGATTGGGACGCGCTGATGCAGGCCGTGTTCCAGCATCTCGACGGCGCGCTGCGCCGCGACGCGCAGGTGCTGGTGAACCTCGGGCTGATCCACCGCGAGGGCGAGTGGCAGCCGTACTGGCAGGGCTGGCTCGACTGGATGCGCGCGCAGGGCTGGCGGCGCTTCGGGCTCTACGCCTGGGACCAAGGCCCCGGCCTGCCTGGCGACTGGAACGGCCGCCTGGCGCCCGCCTTCGAGCTGGTCTTCCACTTCAACCGCGAGGCGCGGCAGGCGAACAAGATCGTCCCCTGCAAATGGGCCGGCACCCCGAACAAGGGCAGCGGGCTGCGCGCCGCCGACGGCGAGGTGAAGGCGTACACCCACATCGGCCTGCCGGTGCAGGAGATGCGCATCCCCGACAGCGTGCTGCGCATCACCCGCCACAAGGGCCGCGGCATCGAGACCGAGCACCCGGCGGTGTTCCCGGTCGCGCTGCCCGAGTTCCTGATGCGCGCCTACACGGACGAGGGCGACGTCGTCTTCGAGCCGTTCGGCGGCTCCGGTACCACCATCCTGGCAGGCCAGCGCACCGGACGTCGCGTCCGTGTCATCGAGCTTGCGCCCTCCTATGTCGACCTCGCCATCGCGCGCTGGCGGATGCTGCATCCCGACCTGCCGGTGACTCTGGCGGATGACGGGAGGGACTACGACGCCGTGGCCGCGGCGCGCACGGAGGTACTGCCCGATGCTGCGTGATCTTGCGGTCACCACCATCTCCGTCGCCGCGCTGGTTCCGTACGCCGAGAACGCGCGCACGCATGCCGAGGCGCAGGTGGCGCAGATCGCCGCCTCGATCGCCGAGTTCGGCTTCGTGAACCCGGTGCTGGTGGACACCGCCGGCGTGCTGGTCGCGGGCCATGGCCGCGTCATGGCGGCAAAGCGCCTCGGCATGGCCGCGGTGCCGGCAATCCGGCTCGCGCATCTGACGGAGGCGCAGGCGCGGGCGCTGCGCCTGGCCGACAACCAGCTCGCGCTGAACTCCGGCTGGGACGAGGCGCTGCTCGCCGCCGAGATCGCCCGCATTCGCGACGAGGCGGTGGTGGACCTCGACGTGCTTGGCTTCTCGGGCATGGAACTCGATCGGCTGCTGGCCGCGGCGGATGCCGGTCTCGATGACGACGTCGACGAGGCGCCCGAGCCACCCGCCGTCTCCGTCACCCGCGCCGGTGATATCTGGCGCTGTGGTGAGCACCGCCTGCTCTGCGGCGATGCCACGAAGCTCGCAGACGTGCAGCGCGCGCTAGGTGCCGACCGCCTTGCGGACATGGCCTTCACGGACCCGCCCTATAATGTCGCCTATCAGGGCGGCACCGCGGCGAAGATGACGATCGCCAACGACGCACTCGGCCAGGGCTTCCTCGACTTCCTCCGGCCTGCGCTGGCGAACCTGCTCTCGGTGACGAAGGGCGCCTGCTACATCTGCATGTCCTCGTCCGAATGGCCGACGCTGCACCGCGCCTGGCAGGAGGCGGGCGGGAAGTGGTCGAGCACCATCATCTGGGCGAAGAACACCTTCGCGCTCGGCCGTGCCGACTACCACCAGCAGTTCGAGGCGATGCTCTACGGCTGGAAGGCCGGCGCGCAGCACTACTGGTGCGGCGCGCGCGACCAGGGGAACGTCTGGCACTTCGACAAGCCGGCGAGGAACGACCTCCACCCCACCATGAAGCCGGTGGCGCTAGTCGAGCGCGCGATCCGCAACAGCAGCAAGCAGCGCGACACGGTGCTGGATTCGTTCGGCGGCTCCGGCACGACGATGATCGCGGCGGAGCGGACCGGGCGTCGTGCTGTGCTGCTGGAACTCGATCCAGCTTATGCCGATGTCATCGTCCGGCGCTGGCAGGAGGCGACCGGCGAGGCCGCGGTGCTGGATGGCGAAGACCGCATCTTTGCCGATGTCGCAGCGGCACGCGGCGTCGGCGATCATGATGTGATCCACACCGCCGAATCATAGCAATCCCGTGCCAATGCATCTTGCTTGGCTCGCGCGCGGCACAGCGCGAATGGTCTGTCACGCGCAGGGGATGCCCTGCACCACGACGGAGACGACCATGACCGACCGCGAAGCCCGCGCCGCCCGCAACCAGCAGAAGAGCCTCGAAGCCTTCCTGCAGCAGAAGGTCCGCTTCGACGCGATGGTCGCCGAACTGCAGCAGATGAGCGCGGACCACTTCGGGGCGGATCCCGAGGACGTCCTTTGGGGCAAGGCCGCGACGCTCGAACACTGGAACAGCCGGCTGGCGAGCGTGACGGACTGCTACTTCAAGCGCGGCGAATTCGCTGAGTAGCACGCGGCACAACCCGCCGCGGCCCCGACCGGCAGCGCCGGCGGGGCTCCCGGCAGTAGGGGCCGATGGTCGGCACCCGACACCGGAGACCACCACGATGACGAAGCTTTCCGACACCCAGCGCGTGATCCTGAGCGCCGCGGCGCAGCACGAGATGGGCCTCGCCGGCGCGCCGAAGACCCTGCCGGCCGCGGCCCGCAACGCGGTGTTCCGCAGCCTGATCAAGAACAACCTGCTGACCGAGATCAATGCTCCGCGGGAGCATGTCGGGCTCGGCTGGCGCCAGGATGAGGACGGGACCTGGATCGTGGCGCGCATCACCGACGACGGGCTGCGTGCCATCGGCATCGACCCGAACGCGGGCGACGCGCCGGAGGAAGACGAGCAGAGCGCCGAGGCGATCGCGCGCCGCAACGCCGAGCGCCGCGCCACCGCGGAGGCCGGCGCGACGGGCGCGGACACGGCGCCCTCGGGCGGGACGGAGGAGGCGCCGCGGGACGAGGACGCCCCGGCGCAGGAAGCCGCCCAGGCCGCGCCCGCGCCCGCCCAGCGGGCCAGCCTGCGCGACGCCGCCGCGGCGCTGCTCGCGGCCTGGGACGACGAGGCCAACCGCGAAATGGACATGATCACTGCTCTCGACGGCCCGATGGCGGCCCTCCGCGCCACGCTCGCGGGCAAGCCGCCCCGCCAGGCGCGTGAGCCCGGCGCGCCTCGCAAGCCGCGCGAGGGCACGAAGCAGGAGACGGTGGTGGCGATGCTCCGCCGCGAGGAGGGCGCGACCATCGCGCAGATCTGCGAGGCGACCGGTTGGCAGCAGCACACCGTCCGTGGCTTCTTCGCGGGCCTGAAGAAGCGCCAGGGGATCGAGGTGCAGGTGCTGGAGCGGGTCCGCCAGGTCGGCCCGAACAAGGAGGGCGCCCGCGGGTCCTACACGATCTACCACCTGCCGGCCTGACAATACGGCCGGACGCATCGAGGGCCCGCCACCGAAGGGTAGCGGGCCCTTGGTCGTCATGAACACCACGGGCGGCGGGAGGTCGCCGCCATGCCCGAGCTGACCCCCTCGACCCGCGAGGCCGCCCGCCGCATCGGCATCACCGAGACGGCGCTGCGCAAGGCCGAGCAAACCAACCGCATCGCCCGCGAGCCGGACGGCCAGTGGGACATCGACAAGACCCGCCGCCGCCTGGTGGAGACCGCGGATCCCGCCCGGTCGCCGCTGGCGAATGGTGGCGGTGGCGGCGGGGCCGAGGGCACGCCCTACGCACGGCTGAAGGTCGCGCAGCTCGCGCTCAAGGTCGAGGCGCAGCGGCTCGCACTCGACGAGAACAAGCGCCGGCTGCTCGACGTCGCCGAAGCCAACGCCACGATCGACGAGATCGCCGGCGCGATGCGCGACGCGCTGCTGAATTGGCCGGCCCGCGTCTCCGGGCTGATCGCCGCGGAGCTCGGCGTCGACCCTCACCTGCTGCAGACGGTCCTACAGGCGCACATCACCGACCTGCTCTCGGAGGCAGCCGATCGCTTCGATCCTCCAGACCTCGACGGCGGCGCCGCTGGCAGAGATCGGACCGCGAACGCGTGATCATGTCCGCCGTCGCGCCGGAGTGATGCTCCGTCCGCCGCCGCAGCTCCGGGTGTCGGAATGGGCGGAGCGGCACCGGATCCTCGGCAGCCGTGCCTCCTCTGAACCTGGCCCGTGGAGAACGGGCCGGACACCGTACCTCCGCGAGGTGATGGACGCGCTGTCGGCGGTGCATCCGGCACGGCGCGTCGTGTTCATGAAGGGGGCGCAGGTCGGCGCCACCGAGGCCGGCAACAACTGGCTCGGCTACATCCTGCACCACGTGCCCGCGCCGATGCTGGCGGTGCAGCCAACCACCGAACTCGCCAAGCGCTTCTCCGACCAGCGCATCGACCCGCTGGTGGAGGAGACACCCGCGATCCGGGAACGGGTGGCGCCGGCACGCTCGCGGGACAGTGGCAACCGCCAGCTCAGCAAGGAGTTCCCCGGTGGTCAGCTGGTGATGACCGGTGCGAACAGTGCCGTCGGCCTGCGCTCGATGTCAGCGCGGTTCCTGTTCCTCGACGAGATCGACGCCTATCCCGGCGATGTCGAGGGCGAAGGCGATCCGATTGCGCTGGCCGAGGCCCGGGCGCGCACCTTCGGCTGGCGGCGCAAGATGCTCCTGGTTTCGACGCCGACCATCGCCGGCCTGTCGCGGATCGAGCGGGAGTACCTCGCCACCGACCAGCGGCGCTTCTTCGTGCCCTGCCCGCATTGTGGCCATGGCCAGCATCTGCGTTTCGAGCGGTTGGTGTGGGACGAGGGAGCACCCGACACTGCCCGATATCTCTGCGAGGCCTGCGACCAGGCGATCGGGGAACAGCACAAGGCGGCGATGCTGTCTGCGGGGGAGTGGCGGGCGACAGCGGAGCCGACCGATCCGCACGCGATCGGCTTCCACATCTCGGCCCTCTATTCGCCGCCCGGCTGGATGCCCTGGTCGGAAATCGCGCGGCTCTGGCTTGCCGCCCAGGGTGACGACCGGGCGATCAAGACGTTCCGCAACACGGTCCTCGGCGAGACTTGGCAGGAGGCGGGCGAGGCGCCGGATTGGCAGCGGTTCTACGATCGCCGCGAGCGCTGGCCGGTCGGCTCAGTCCCGCTGGGCGGGCTGCTGCTGACCGCGGGCGTGGATGTCCAGCGTGACCGCCTCGAGGCCTCGATCTGGGCCTGGGGGCAGGACCGCCAGTCCTGGCTGGTCGAGCACCGCGTGCTGGTGGGGAACCCGTTCGAGGCGGCGGTGTGGGAGGAGTTGCGGCGGCTGCTCGGTGAGACTTGGCGGCATGCCTCGGGCCATCGTCTGCCCGTCGCCATGGCAGCGATCGACAGCGGCGACGGCATGACCACCGCCGAGGTTTATTCCTTCGTGCGGCGTGCCGGGGCCGGCTGCGCCATCGCGGTCAAAGGTCAGGACGGGCTGCGCGCCGCGGTCGGCCAGCCGGCGGCCACCGAGGTGCGGCGCAACGGGCGCAAGCTCGGCGGGCTCAAGGTCTGGCCGGTCGGGTCGTCCTTTCTCAAGGCCGAGACCTATGGCTGGCTGAAGCTCGACCGCCCGACCGAGGAGAGCGGCGATCCCTTCCCGGCGGGCTTCGTGCACCTGCCAATCCATGCCGCGGGGGAAGAATTCTGCCGGCAGCTCACCGCCGAGCAGTTGGTCGCGCGGGCGGGTCGGAATGGCTTTCGCCGGCTCGAATGGGTGAAGACCCGCGAACGCAATGAGGCGCTGGACTGCCGCGTCTATGCGCGCGCCGCCGCGGCCGCGCTCGGCATGGATGGCTGGGGCGAAGGGCGCTGGGCGCGGATGGCCGACGCGCTGTCGCTGCCGGCCGACGAACCATCGTCCGCAGCGGCGCAGGCATCGTCCGCCGCTGCACCGCCGACCCGTCCCCGCGCCTGGCTCGCCCCACGTGGCGGCTGGTTGCGCTGATTCCGGAGATCCTGATGACCGCGATCGTACCCGTGCGCACCAGCATAGCCGCCGGCCAGGCCCTGAGCGGACCCGTCGCCAGCGTCGGCTACGGCGTCTGCCTGCTTCTGCTGCCTGCTGCCTGGACAGATGCCCCGCTCACCCTGCAGGGCTCGCTCGACGAGGGCGAGCCTGCGGCCTGGGCGGATCTCCACGACCATCTCGGCAACGAGGTGGTGCTGACCGTCGCCGCCGGCCGCGCGCTCACCCTGCCACCGACCCTGCTGCTCGGCTGGCGCTGGCTGCGGCTGCGCTCGGGCCTCGCCGCCGAGCCGGTCAACCAGGCGGCGGAGCGCCTGCTCACCCTCGGTATCCGGCCTCTTGCATGACCGCGCTGTTCCAGCACTACCTGCCGTCGGCACCGGCGATGCTGCCCTACGTCTCGGGGCGGTTCTACGCCTCGCAGCACGCACGCGCCGTGGGCGGCGCCGTCGCGATGACGGCGAACCGGCTCTACTGCGTCCCCTACGTGCTCGCGCGGCCGGGACTGTTCTCGGCGATGGCAGTGAGCGTGACGACCGGCGCCGCGGGCCTCCTGCGCATGGCGCTGGCCGCCGACAACGGCGCAGGCCGGCCGGGGGCGGTGGTCGAGGAACCGGTGGCGGACGCCGACACGGCTGCCGCCGGCAATGCGCTCTGCCCCTTCGCGCAGCCGCGCTGGATCTCGGCCGGGGTCTGGTGGCTGCTGTTGTGCTTTTCCGGTGCGCCCTCGGTGCGCGGCACCAGCACCCAGGCCTTCAGCGGCGGCAACACCCTGCTGCTCGGCTCGGCCGCCGCGGATGGCGGCGCCGGCGGCGGCACCGGGAGCGAGAACGGGTTCTTCGCGGCGCTGGCGCACCAGGTAGGCGTGCCGATCATGGCGAACCCGCCGAGTGGCCTGTCCTACCTGGTCAACGCGGCGACGCCGCTGCCGACACTCAGGGCCGCGTGATGGATCCGGCAGTTCTTGCCTGGGCGCTGGCGCAGCCGGCCGGCAGCCGCGCGGCGGCGCTGGCCGCGGCCTTCACCGGCGGCACCACGCGCGTGAGCTTCGAGGGGCGGACGGTGGAGTATCGCAGCCTCGATGAGCTTGGCCGGGCGCTGGCCGTGCTGCGCGGGGCGGAGACGAGCGCAGCGCGCCGTCCCTCCGTGACCCTCGCCAGCTTCTCGCGGGAGAGAACCGGGTGATCCGACGCCTCCGCGATGCATGGCAGGTGCTGCGCGGCTACGCCGCGGCGCAGGACCACCGCGCCTCCGCCTGGGCACCCTCCGGCGGCAGCGCCAATGCCGAGGTCGGGATGGCGGCGGCGACCGTCGCGCGACGCGCCCGCGACGCCGTGCGCAACGACCCCTACGCCAGCCGCATCGTCGACCTCTGGACCGGCAACGCAGTCGGCGCCGGCATCACCACCCGCTGGCCCGACGACGCGCATGGCCGCGCCTGGCAGCGCTGGGCGGAGAGCACCGCCTGCGACGCCGAGGGCAGGCTCGATCTTTACGGGCTGCAGGCGCTGGTGATGCGGGCGGTGGTCGAGAGCGGCGAGTGCTTCCTCCGCTTGCTGATGGTGCGGCCGTCGCCGGCGAACCCGATCGGGCTGCGGCTGCAGGTGCTGGAGAGCGACCACCTCGACACCGCGCGCACCGGCATGGTGGAGGGCACGCCGACCATCCAGGGCATCGCGCTTGGAGAGGCCGGCGAGCCGGTTGGCTACTGGCTGCACCGGGTGCATCCCGGCGCCGCCTGGATCCTGCCGGGGGCGACCTGGCAGAGCAGCGAGCGGATCCCGGCATCGGAGGTGCTGCACATCTACCGCAAGCGCCGGCCTGGCCAGCTGCGCGACGTCTCCTGGCTCGCGCCGATCCTCCTTCGCCTTCGCGACCTCGGCGACTACGAGGCCGCGCTACTGATGAAGGCCAAGATCGAGGCCTGCCTCGCGGCGGTGGTCACCGAGGAGGGCGACGAGGCCCTGACTGGCGCCGCCGCTGGCCTGCTCCGCGACGCCCAGGGCCGCACCGTCGAGAGCTTTGAGCCGGGCATGATCCTCTATCGCCGCGGCATGGGATCGGTGGAGGTGGTCAACCCGAGTGGGGGAGGATCGCACACCGCCTTCGCTCGCCGCGCGTTGGAGGCCGCCGCGGTGGGCGCCGGCCTGACCTATGACCAGGTTTCCGGCGACCTGACCCAGGCGAACTACTCCAGCCTCCGCGCCGGCAAGATCGAGTTCCGCCGCCTCTGCGAGCAGGTCCAGTACGGCATGCTGATCCCGATGCTGGTCCGTCCCATCGCGGACCGCTTCCACGCCCAGGGCGCGCTGCTCGGACTGTGGGGCGCGGAGATGCCGGACGGCGTCAGCCACGTCCCGCCGGCGCACGAGATGATTGACCCGCTGAAGGACACAACCGCCCTAATCGCCCAGGTGCGCGCCGGCTTCGTGCCGCAGCCCGAGGCGGCTGGCGCTTTCGGCTACGACTTCCGCGCCGCGGTGGAGATGATCCGCGAGGCCAACGCCCTGCTCGACGAGGCGGGCATCTCGCTCGACACCGATCCGCGTCGCGTCGCGAAGTCTGGCGCGGCCCAGGACGCCGCGCAGATGGCCGCCGTCGAGATCGCCGCGACCGGAGCCGCGGTGCCGCAGCGCGAGACCCCAGCACAGGGCTGACCATGACCGAACCTATCGAACCGGGCGGCAGCAATGCCGCGCCGGAGCCTGCTGCTGCGTCCGATCGACTTCCTGCTGCTGGGCAGCCGATTGTGGCGCAGCGCGCCATCACCGCCCCGGCCACCGTCGACCGCGCTGCGCGCACGGTCGAGGTGGTCTGGTCGACCGGCGCCCGCGCGCGGAACTTCGTCCCCGCCCTCGGCCTGATCACCGAGGAGCTAGAGATGTCGCCCGACGCGGTGCGGATGGAGGCGCTGCGCTCCGGCCGCGCCCCGGTGCTCGACACCCATCGCCGCGGTGGTGCCAGGGATGTGCTGGGGCGGGTGGTCGCCGCCCGCCTCGAGCGCGGGCGCGGCTACGCCACGCTGCAGTTCAGCTCCGCGGCTGACGTCGAGCCGATCTGGCAGCGCATCGCCGACGGCACGCTGCGGGCAGTGAGCGTCGGCTATCGCGTGCATCGCTACGAGCCGCGGCCCGACGCCGCCACCGGCGAGACCGTCCATCGCGCGGTGGATTGGGAGCCCTTCGAGATCTCCGTCGTGCCGGTCCCGGTGGACCGCGACGCGGCGGTGCGGGGTGAGGCGTCGCAGGGCGCGCCTGCCATCGCGATCGAGCCTGCCCTGCCTGATGAGGTCCCCACCATGCCCGAGACGACGCCGGAAGCCCCGGCCGCGCCGGCGCCGTCTGCGCCGCCCACCCCGCCCCAGGAGAGCACCGTGACCACCACGCCCCCCGCTGCGGCCGCCGTCCCGGCGCCCGAGCCGACCCGCGCCGCACCGGACCTCGACGCGGTCCGTGCCGAGGCCCAGCGCGCCGAGCGCGAGCGCATCGCTGGCATCGACGCCGCGGTCGAGGCCGCCCGCGCCTTCCTGCCGGCGGAACGCATCACCCCGGTGCGTGCCGACGCCATCGCCCAGGGCTGGACAGGCGACCAGGCTCGTCGTGCCCTGTTCGACGCCCTGGTGGCGCAGGGCCCGCGTCCGTCCATTCCGGCGCGCCCCGAGACCGGCCCCGGCCATGACGACCCGGCGCAGATCCTCGACGCCATGGCCGAGGCGCTCGCCGCCCGCGCCATGCCCGGCTACCAGCCCCAGGGGGAGAATGGTCGGTCCGGGCGCCACGCCGAGTTCATGGGCTGGCGCCCCTCCGACATGATCGGCGAGCTGCTCCGTGCGCGCGGCGAGCGGAGCGTGCCCCGGAATCCCACGTTGCTCGCCGAGCGCGCCTTCCACACCAGTTCGGACTTCCCGCTGCTGCTGGCCGCCGCTGCCAACAAGATGCTGCTTGCCGCCTACCAGCCGGCACAGCCGACCTACCGACAGATCTTCCTCCGCCGCGACTTCCGCGACTTCAAGCCGCACCGTCACCTGCGCATCGGCGACTTCCCGACCCTGCTGCCGCTCGCCGAGAACGGCGAGATCCAGGTTGGCACCATGTCCGAGAGCCAGGAGATCGTGCTGCTGCAGACCTTCGCGCGGCGCATCCGCGTCACGCGGCCGATGCTGGTCAACGACGATCTCGGCGCCTTCACCGACTTCGCCGCCGCGATCGGCCGCCGCGTCGCCGAGTTCGAGAACGCCACCGCATACCAGTTGGTGAACTCGGCCAATGGTGACGGTCCGATGCTAACCACCGGCGGCGCCCCCGTCTTCGCCACCGGCGCCGCGCGGGCGAACAAGGCCAGCACCGGCACGGTGCTCGACACCGCGACCATCGGCGCCGGCCGCACCGCCATCATGAAGCAGCGCACGCTGGACGGGCTGCCCATCTCGATGGGCCAGACCATGCGGTTGCTGGTCGGGCCCAACCTCGAGCTCGCCGCTCGCCAGGCGACGGTGGTCGTGCAGGCGAGCGAGATCGGCAAGGCCAACGTCTTTGCCGGCTTCGTGCAGCCGGTGATCGAGCCGCTGGTCCAGGCGAACCGCTGGTACCTGTTCTCCGACCCGGTCGCGGCACCGGTCTATGTCTACGGCTACCTCAACGGCGCCGAGGGGCCGCAGGTGACGACCGGCCCGGTGCAGGGCGCCGACGGCGTCGAGGTCAGCGTGATCTTCGACTTCGGCGTTGGCGCCATCGACTGGCGCGGCGCCTGGTTCAATCCGGGCACCTGATCCTTCCCACCGCCACAGCAGCTTCGTCGAGGGCGCCCTGCGGGGCGCCTTCGGCGTTTCAGGAGAACCTCCCATGCGCAACTGTATCCGTCCCGACGCGCGCTCCGTGCCCATGGTCGTGCCCTATGCCGGCGGGATCCTTTCCGGTCAGGGCATGTTGGTCGGCGCCTTCTTCGGAGTGGCGGCGTCCGACGCCGCGCAGAACGCCAGCATCGAGTGCGAGACCCGCGGCGAGTTCGAGCTCACCAAGGAGCCCGCACTCGCCATCAGTCAGGGCGCGCGGGTGTTCTGGGACAACACCAACCGCCGCATCACCACCACGGCGACCGGCAACTACCAGGTCGGGCTCTGCACCGTCGCTGCCCTGGCGGCTGACGCCACCGTCCGCGTGATGCTGGCCCGCGTGCCGGCCTCGGGGACGTGATGACCACGCTGCTGCCGCGCGACCGCGCACGCCTCGCGGGCGTGCACCGAGACCTGGTGCGCGTCGTTGAACGGGCCCGCCTGGCGGTGCCCTTCATCGTCACCGAGGGGCTGCGCTCGCGCGAGCGCCAGGCCCGGCTAGTCGCGATCGGGGCCTCGCGCACCATGAACAGTCGGCACATCACCGGCCACGCGGTCGATCTGGCCTACTGGCTCGACGATGGCGACGATGGCGACGGTGCGGTCGAGCAGGGAGAGGTCCGCTGGGATTGGCCTCTGTATGAGCAGATCGGCGCGGCAATGAAGGCTGCGGCGAAGGAGCTCGGCGTGCCGATCGTCTGGGGCGGCGACTGGGCCTCCTTCCGGGACGGGCCGCACTTCGAACTCGACCGCAAGGCCTATCCTTGATGGGCGCGGCCATCCTCGCGCTGCTCGGCCGGCACGTCGTACCGATCGGCCTGGCAGCAGCGGTCGCCATGGCGGTGCTGACCGCATGGCAACTCCGATCGCAGCGCGACGCGGCTCGCCTCGACGCCGCGGCGGCCACGCGCACCGCCGAAGCCAATGCAGCCGCGCTGGCCCGCGCCACCGCCGAGCACGCCCGCCACATCGCCGCGCTGACCGGCGAGGCCGAGCGCGCCCGCGCCCGGGCCGCGCGCCTTGGCGCCAACCTGGAGGTCCTCCGCCGTGATCCGAGCCATGCTGCCGGCGCTGCCTCTGTGCTGCGCGATGCTGTCGACCGCCTGCGCGCCGGCCGCACCGCCGGAGATCCGGCTGCTGCCGCTTCGCCTCCCTGACGCCCTGCTGGTCTGCGCGGAGGCGCCGGCGCTGCCGGCCTCGGACCAGCTGACGCAGGGACAGGTGGCGGAGCTGCTGCTGGCCTACGACGCCGCCCATGGCGACTGCGCCTCCCACCTCGCGGCGGTGCGGCGCCTGAACCCCGCCGCCGGGGGCGAGCAGTGACCGCCTTCGCCGATGCGATGGCGGCCCTGCTCGCCGACCCGAACCTGGGCGTCGAGGCGGTCTATCGGCATGGCGGCATTGGTCCGGCAGTTCCGGTCCGGGTCTTGCGCTCGTCACCCGACCGCGTCGCCGACGCCTTCGGCACCGAGATCCTCTCGGCCACCGACATCCTCTCCGTCGCCACCGCCGTCCTGCCCGACTTGACCGCCGGCGACAGCTTCGGCCTCGGGCCCGACCTGCTCACCGTCACCCACGCCGAGCGCGACGCCTCCGGCACCGCCTGGCGCGTGCTCTGCCAGCGATAGGAGCCCCACCCCATGCCGCAGAATGCTCTCACCCTGCTGGAGATCCTGCGCGACCTGCTGCTCGGCGCCGCGGCTGGTCTCGCCGGCGGCTTCGTCCGCTGGAATAACCCCGAGCGCCGCCGCTTCGGTTGGTGCCTCGCCTGGGAGGTGCCCTCCGCCGCCCTGGTCGGCAGCGCCGGCTACGCCCTCGGTGGCTTCCTCGAGTTCAACGAATACGGCCGGTTCCTGTTCGCCTTCGTGTTCGGCTACCTCGGCCAGGCGGCGCTGCACGACCTCGCGGTCGCCATCATCCGCCATCGCACCGGCCTGCCGCCGCGCGATGGCGGCACGCCGTGAGGCTGGCGGCCCGCATCATCGGCGACCTGCGGCAGGTACTGGCGGCCGAGGTCCGGGCCGGTGAGCGCGCGGCGATGACGGCGATCCGCGCCGAGACCGAGCAGGTCAAGCAGGAGCTGCGACGACAGGTCAGCAGCAGCTTCGGCGGCAATGCGCGCGGCATCGCCAATGCCTGGCGGTCGCAGGTGTTTCCCCGCTCGGGGCAGTCACTGCGTTCCGCTGGGCTGGTCTGGACCAAGGTGCCGAACGTCATCGACGCCTTCGAGCGCGGGGCGCTGATCCGCGCCAAGGGTGGCCGGAAGTTCCTGGCGATCGCGACCGGCTTCAACGCGGCGCGGGGACGCCGCGGCCGTGGCGAGAAGGGCCTGCGCGTCACGCCGGCGCAGATGGTCGCCTCCGGGCAGGGTTTCCTCCGGCCGTTCCGCTCGGGGCGGGGCTTCGTGTGGTGCCTGCCGCTGCGTCAGGGCGAGCAGACCGGCCGGCGTCGGCGGACGCGCCTGATCGCCGGCGGCCTCGCGGAGGTCGTTACCGGCAACCGAAAGGGCCGCGAGGCCTGGGCCCGCGGCATGCTCCAGCGCGGGATGGTGCCGATGTTCCTGCTGCTGCCGCAGGTGAAGCTCGCCAAGCGGCTGGACGTGAAGGGCGCCGCTGAGCGCGGGCTGCGCCGGCTGCCGGGGCGGTTCGTCGCGGCGTGGGAGCGTGAGAGCGGGAGGGCGGCGCCGTGAGCGTGCGGGAGGCTGCGATCGCGGCGTTGCACGGCCGGTTGCAGACGGCACTCGCCACCCGCAATCCCGCCCCTCTGGTCCTGCGCGGCGAGACCGTACCGCAGCGTCTGCCGCCGGGCGGGCTGGTCGTCATCCGCGATGGCGAGACCGTGGAGGAGACGGCGATCCTCTCGCCGCTCGCCTGGGCGATCGAGCACCGCGCCGAGGTCGAGGTCATCGTTGGTGGCGCGACGCCGGCGGCGCGCGCCGCGTTGCTCGATGTGCTGCTGGTGGACATCGCCGCCGCGATCACCGCCGACCGGACCCTCGGTGGCGCAGTGGAATGGGCACAGCCCGGTGCGCCCGATGTCGAGGATGTCGAGTTCGAGGGCGCCGCTGCGGCCCGCGCTGCCTCCGTCCCTGTCGCGCTGTTCTTCACCGTCGCCGGCTCGCCGCTGGCCTGACGCTTCTTCCTCCTGCTGATCCCGGAGATCTCCGATGCCCCGTGCCATCGGCGCCAATTGCCGTCTGCTCATGATCCCCGAGGCGACCTACGGCACCGCCCCCGCGGGCGACTGGCTGCGCATGCCGTTCCTCTCCTGCGACCTCGGCGCCGAGCAGCCGCTGCTCGATGCCGACGTCATCGGCGTGGGCAGCAGCCGCGATCCCGCGGCGCCCTTCCTCGACACGGTCACCGTGCAGGGCCAGGCGGTGGTGCCGGTCGACCTCGTCAACATCGGCCACTGGCTGCGCCTGCTGCTCGGCCCGCCGACCACCACAGGCACCAGCCCGAACTTCATCCACAGCTTCGGATCCGGCGCCGCGGCGCTGCCCTCGAACAGCATCGAGATCGGCTACCCGGACGTGCCGAACTACGATCTTTGCACCGGCGTGCGCGCCGACACGCTGGAGATCGACTTCTCGCCGACCGGCCCGGCCACCGCCACCTTCGGGCTGATGGGCCAGGGCTCGACGCGCGGCGCCTCAAGCGCGGGCGGCACGCCGACCAGCGCCGCCTACACGGCCTTCAACAAGGCGCAGGGCGCGATCAACCGAAACGGCTCGGCGCTGGCGCAGGTGACCGGGGCGCGGCTGACCTACGCCAACGGGATGGAGATGGTGCGCACCATACGCGCCGACCGGAAGGTGGAAGGCGTAGATCCCGGCATCGCGCGCGCGACCGGCCAGATCACCGCGCGCTTTGCGGACACCACGCTGCTGACCCAGGCACAGAACAACGCGCCGGCGGAGTTCGCCTTCAGCTACACGATCGACGCCAACCGCAGCCTGACCTTCACGCTGCACGAGGTCTACCTGGCGCTGGCGAAAACCCCGATCGAGGGCCCGGCTGGGGTCGAGGCGAGCTTCGAGTTCCGCGCGGCCTACAACGCCACGGCCACGCGCATGATGACGGCCGTGCTGAAGAATCTGCAAGCGGGGGCGGAGTACGTGTGAAACTGTCCTGCACTACTCCCTCGATCCACCAACCAGCATCAACGACCAACTGGCGGCAGGATCTCGACAGGTCGGGCTGTAGCCCCAAACGTCCTCAAGCGATCAGTGGGACTGCCATCCGCCAAGCTCGTCGGGTGGCGAAAGACGGCTTTCAGCTCAGCGTCACTCCGTCAGAGCAGAGCGGCGCTAATTGGCCCAGGATGGAAGCCAACCTGGTCGCAGGAATAGATCTGCAGGGTCACGGCATTATCAAGCGCGCTCTGTCGGATGGCAGGGAGGGCGAATTCCTCCAGCATATTCTCTTTACTAACCACAACGAGGAGAACTCCGGCGGCCTTCCTCCCAGTCATCACCTCGTAGAGCTCGACCTTCTCGCGCAGCCATTTCCCATAGGCCGGCGCGTCTAGATACGCCTTCCGGATATAGCTGAAATCCACAATGATATCTGCCGTTTCGTTGGCGAACTGCTTCAGGCCATCAAGGACCAGTCTCTTTTCGCCGGCAACGAGCTCCACGTGCCGCTCAAAATAGGTGCCGACGTCCTGTTCATACTTCGTGATCGCGACCTGGCAGAGGGCGAAGGCCTGAACGGCTGACCGCGTGGCGGAGAATTTCCTAATGCCGGCGTCCGCCGGCTGCTCCTCGCTAGTCTCGACAACAGGTAGCTCGGATGCGCCGCCGCCTATCTGTCCCTCCAGCCGGGCGAGGCGCGCCATGATATCGGCCTCCCGGCTTGTCGACAGCAACTGCTTGTAGAGGCGTAAAGCCTTGCGATCGATTACGCCGGCATGCGCCATCTTATGATGCCTGTCGCACAGCGCGATCAAATTAGCCGGGTCGTTGTTCTCACGGTTCTCGTCAATGTGGTGAAGCTCGAGGTACGTGTGGTCGCGGCACTCCTTGATGGCGCAGGCATGGCCAGCCTCGACCAGCACCAGACGTTCGGTCGCCGCTGGAATTGGGGGCCTCGGCTTGTCGTAGGATGGTGTCGGCAAGAAAGGTCACCCCAGCATTTGTAGTAATCGATGAGTTAGCGATGGCGGCGATCGGCCCCAACGCTGGCTGGCGCTTGGCGAACGCCACTGCGACCCTGATGCAGCTGCAGAAGGCGCGCCTACAGACATTGCCTACTACAGTATGGCACACGGAAGCTCCTTCGCCGACAGGTTCGGAGCAAGGGACGCGGAGGGGGTGATGGCGATCGCAAGTTCGGCGAGGCGGTGCTGATAGACGCCGCCTCGCTCGGTCCTCGTCGCTCCGTTCAGCGTGTCGGGCCACCACAGTCCGTCAATCATGCCGTCCCCTGAGGCCAGCACTGCGAGAGCCGCTTGCAGTAGCTGATCCTCGAACGGACGCCCTTCAAGATGAAGCTGCGAATTCGCCGTTAGGTCCAGTGCAAGATAGAGTTGCTCCGCCGCGTGGATGCCGGATGCGTCGCGTCGAATTAGCTGTGCATGGATCGCGGCCGCCTCGATCGCATTCCTATGGTACGCCAAGGTGTTATCTGCATCGAGGAAGCAAAGCGGCCGCCCGGATGCGGCGACCTCGTAGATGACGCCCTCTTCACCCGCCCAGCCGGACCTCCAGGCTTCGGGGTCGAGCGACACGGAAAGTAGCCCGAACTCGTAGTCCCAGTTTTTCGTGAATCGCTTATGCAGCCTACCATCCGGGCTCCGTCGACCGATGTGCCAGGTAGCGTCGAGGAATATGAATGGTAGATGCATTGTTTCACCCTATACAGCCAGGACCCCGTAGCGCCACCTGGGTAGCTGCGTTGAACGAGAGTGTGCCGGTGATTTAGCCGCCATTACCTTCGGTAGCCTTCGGCTGTCTGGGTGCTTGCCTCGACATTCGTAGTCTGCAGGACCGCTTTCGCCCCGGCGGGCCATTTGATCGCCTTGTCCGAATGTCCGAAAGGGTCCGAACGGCCGTCGCTCTCATCTTGGCGCTTTTCCGGTTTTCATGACGCCGCACCGGGCAACTTCGCCCCAGTAATGCGGACGAGCCCTGGCTAGCTCGGTCCTACTGCTGCGCTATTTCACGGATGCGGTTCCGATGTCCCCATAATGGAGAACCTCATGCTCACCCTCGACCTCCCAGCCGAGCCGTATTGGCTCGACCTTCCCCGCGGCGTGCGCCTGGAAATCCGTCCCGTCACCACCGCCGTCATGGCCGCCGCCCAGGCCGGCTCGGCCCGCCGCCTCGGCGCACTGCGCGCCGCGGAGGCCGACCTCGACCCCGACATGGCGCGCGGCCTGGCCTTCGCCTTCCTGGTCAAGGCGCTCGCCCGTCACGCCGTCACCGCCTGGGAGGGCGTCGGCGATGCCGCTGGCAAGCCGCTGCCGCTCTCGCCCGAGGCGGTCGAGCGCCTGATGGACCTCGACGATATCGCTGCGTCGTTCTGGGACCGCGCCACCGGCCCCGTTGCGGCCGTGGCCGCCGAGGGAAACGGCTGAGGGCGCGCGCCGCCTGGCACTTCGGCCGCGGGCCCGACTACTGCCGCGGCTGCGCTGGCCTCGGCCGCGACTGCGCCGACGCCTGCCCCTACGCCGCGCACGCCCCCACCAGCCTTGAGGGCCATGCCTGTTGGGCCGCCGGCACCGCCTGCGCCGAGGCCACCATGGCCGGCCTGACGCTCGACACCGCCGGCGCGCTGGCCGCGGCGCGCGATCTCGGCGCCGCCGGCTGGGCCGCCGCCGAGTTGCTGCTCGCCATCCGCATCGGCATGGCCGAGGGCGCCGCTGCGCGCCGCGAGGGGAAGACGACCTGACATGGCCGACGCCACCCGCCGCGTCTCGGTCCGCCTCTCGCTGGACGATGCTGCCCGGGTCAAGGCCGGGCTGCGCGAGGTCGGCGAGACCGGCCAGCGCTCCCTCGACCAGATCAAGGGCGGCGCCGAGCGCGCGTCGCGCTCGCTCGAACTGCTCGACGTCGCCACCCGCGGTATCCAAATCGCCGGCGTCGCGATCGCGGCCCGTGCCCTGGTCCAGGCTGGCGATGCGCTCACCCAGAGCCTCTCCCGCCTGCAGAACGCCACCGGCTCGGTCGAGCGCGCCGGCCAGGTCTACGAGGCGCTCTATCGCAACGCACTCTCCACCGGCGTCGCGGTGTCCGAGAGCGTCGACGCCTTCCAACGCTTCTCGATCGCCGCCCGTGAGATCGGCGCCACCTCCGACCAGGTGGTCCGCCTGGTTGGCGGCCTGCAACGCGTCGCCATCGTCTCCGGCGCCTCCACGCAGGAGATCTCCTCGGCCACCCTGCAGCTTGCGCAGGCGCTGGCCTCCGGCGTGCTGCAGGGTGACGAGCTCCGCTCCATCCTCGAGGCCATGCCGCTGCTGGCCGAGGGGCTGGCCAAGGAACTCGGCGTCTCGATCGGCGAACTGCGCAAGCTCGGCTCCGAGGGCAAGCTCACCGCCGAGCGGGTCTTCCCCGCGCTGCTGCGGGCTACCGAACGCCTCGGCGCCGAACTCGACCGCGCGCCGCTCTCGCTCGGCCGCGCCTTCGGTCAGCTCTCCGCCGCGACCGAGAACTTCCTCGGCCAGCTCGATCGCGCCATTGGCCTGTCCAACGCCCTGGCCCGAGCGCTCTCCGCGGCCGCCCGCGCGGTGGATGGCGTCCGCCAGGGTGCGGGCCTGCTCAGCGAGGAGGAACGCTTCGCCGGCATGCGCCGCCAGGCCGAGGCGCTGGCGGCCCAAATCGCCCGGCTGGAAAGCCAGCAGGACGGCCGCGCCAGCCTGACCGCCCCGGTCCGCCGCGGCAGCATCCGCCCCGGCCTGGTCGGCACCGCCGAGCAGCAGGCCGGGGTTGATCGCGCGGCCCGGCTGGAGGAGCTGCGCCGGCAATACACGGACCTCCAGGGCGAGATCACCCGCGGCGAGCAGGCCGCTGGCGAGCGCCAGCGCAGCGAGCAGGAGAGCGCTGCCACCGCCGCGGCCGAGGCCCGCAGGCGACGCGCCACGCAGGACGTCCAGGAGCTCACCCGCGACCTCGACGACCGCTTCCGGATCAACCGGGAATACGAGGAGCGGGTCCGGCGGCTGCGCGAGGCGGAGGCGGCCGGTGGCGTCACCGCCGCCGAGCGCACCCGCCTTGAGACCCTCGCCCTGCAGGAGCGCGACGAGGCGCTGCGCCGGCTCGAGCCCCGCGTCGCCGCCGTCCGGCGCGCCAGCAATGAGGGCGCGCGCGAGGCCCGCGAGGCCGAGCGGGAGCTCAACGAGCTGCTGCGCGAGCGCGAGCGGCTGATCCAGCAGAACGAGACCGCCTATGAGCGCTACCAGCGCCGCCTCGCCAATCTCTCCAGCCTAGTGGAGCGGGCGGAACGGGCCGGCCGCTCCGTGCCTGACGAGACCATCCAGCGCGAGGCGGTCGCGGCGATGGAGGAGCTGGAACGGGCGGAGGAGCGTGTGCAGCGCGGTGCGGAACGCACCTCCGACACCGTCCGCGAACTGGGCCTGACCTTCTCCAGCGCCTTCGAGGACGCGATTGTCAAGGGCGAGAAGTTCTCCTCCGTGCTGGAGGGGCTGCTGCAGGACATCACCCGCATCCTCGCCCGCAAGGTCATCACCGAACCGCTGGGCAATGCCGTCTCGGCCGGGCTGTCGGGCATCTCCTTCGACAGCCTGTTCACCGATGTCGGCTCCTGGCTCGGCGGGCTGTTCCGCGCCGAGGGCGGACCGGTCGCCGCCGGACAGCCCTACATTGTCGGCGAGCGCGGGCCGGAGTGGTTCGTCCCGCGCCAGGCCGGGACGGTGCTCCCCAATGGCGCGGTGCCGGGCGCTGCCGGCCCGACCATCCACACCAGCATCAGCATCGACGCCCGCGGCGCCGATGCCGGCGTCGAGGCGCGGCTGCGGCTGCTCGCCGGGCAGATCGCCCGGCAGGCCTCGGCGATGACGCTGGACGCCATCCGCCGCGGCGGCGCGGCCTACGACACGGTGCGCGGGTAGGGGGAGGGCGAGCCATGACCGAATACGCCTGGCCTGCCGCGCTCCGTCCGTCGCGGCTGAGCTTCTACCTGCAGCACAATACGCTGCGCTTTGTCTCGCCGGTCAGCCGCGCCACCCAGGTGCTGCGCCGCGACGGCGCGCGCTGGATCGCCGAGGCCAGCTTCGATCCGCTCAACCGCATCCAGGCCGGCGTGCTGGAGGGGCTGCTCGCCGCCCTGGCCGGCTCGGCCAACACGATCCGCATCTGGGACTGGCGGCGCGAGTACCGCACCGGCGATCCGCGGAGCCAGGGCGAGGTGCCCTCGGGGCCGTACTCCTTCTCGGACGCCACCATCTTCACCGATGGGACGGGGATGGTGGTGGGATCTGGTACGCCATCGCTGGCGCCCGGCGCCGCGCGCGGGGCGCTGTCGCTCACAACCCAGGGCTGGTGGCCCAACGCGGTGGCGGTCGGTGCGGGCGACCATATCGGGCTCGCCGGCCGGCTCTACATGGCGACCGAGCAGGTCGTGGCGTCCGGCACCGGCACCGCCACCATCCCGATCGCTCCGCCGCTGCGCGCCGCCGCCCCGCTCGCCGAGCCGCTGGTGCTGACCACGCCGACCGTCGCCATGCGCCTCGCCTCCGACGATGAGGGCGCCAACCCCACCCGGCCGGGGCGCTTCACCGCCATCACCATCCGCCTCGAGGAGGCCCTGCCGTGACCGACGGCATCACCGCCACGCCGCGGCTCTCGCCCCAGGCCGCGGCTGCCGCCACCGCGCCGGTCGCCACGCCCGTCGTCCTGGTCGAGCTCGACTTCGCCTCCGGGCCGATCCGCGCCTGGACCGGGCTCGGACCGCTCGATTGGGCCGGTGTGACCTATGAGGGAATGGGCACCATCGGCGCCGTCTCCGACATCGAGGAGACCGCCGAGCTCAGGGCGGTGCGCATCACCCTGACGCTGTCGCCGGTGCCGCAGGAGGTGGTGGACATCGCGCTGGCCGAGCAGTCCTTCCGGCTGCGCCCGGCGCGGCTGTGGGGCGCGCTGCTCGATCCCGAGGGTGCCTTCGTCGCCGATCCCTTTCCCCTCTGGGCCGGGCTGATGGACACCATGCAGGTGGTGGACGGGGCCGAGCCGCGCATCTCGCTGACCTGCGAGAGCCGGCTCGTCGACCTCGAGCGTGCCGAGGTGCGCCGCTACACCGATGCCGACCAGCAGGCCGAGTATCCGGGGGATCGCTTCTTCGAGTTCGTCCCCGCCCTGCAGGAGGCGGAGATCCGGCTGCCCGCCAGCTGATGGCCCGTCTGCCGGATTGGCACGCGCGGCTGGCAGCCCTGCTCACCGCGGCGGAGGCGCGCCCCTTTCACGCCCATCGCTGGAACTGCGGGCGGCTTGCCTTGGCCGCGGTGCGCGCCAGCACGGGCCGGATGCCCGCCTGGCGCAGCCGGCCGACGCTGGAGGCCACGGCGGACAGCGCCGGCTTCCCGCGCATCCCGCCGGCCTTTGCACGAGCGGGGGACGTTGTCCTCGCCGGTGACCCGCCGCGCCTCGGCGTGGTGGTGGATGGCGGCCGTGCGGCCTTTGTCGGTCCCCGCGGCCTGGTCCGCGTCCCGCTCACCACCTGCACCACCGCCTGGCGCATCGACTGACGCCTCGGAGGACCGCGCCTGATGCCTGCCGCTGTCCCCCTCATCGCGGTCGCCGCCGCCGGCGTCGCCTCCGCCGCGGTCGGCGGTGGCATCATCGGTGCCGTGGTCGGCGCCGGCGCCGCCTTCATCGTCTCGGCCATCGGCCAGTCGGTCTTCCCGCAGAAGCAGAAAAAGCAGGCCAGCCTCAGCCCGCAGGCGGCGGCGATCGCCGGCTTCGACGCCGGCCAGCCCGGCGCCGGCCGCACCCAGGCTTTCCGCCAGCCGGTCACCGAGCATCAGCTCGTCCTCGGCCGTTGCAAGGTGTCGGGACCCATCGTCTTCCTGCACTCGGCAACCGACGATGAGGGCCGCGCCGACGGTTATTTCTACTCGGTGGTCGTGCTCGCCGCGCACCGCGTCCGCGCCATCGGCGAGGTGTTTTTGGGCGACAAGCTCGAGGGCGACGGATCGCTCGCCGGGCTGCTCCGCACCGACCGGCACCTGGGGGATCCAAATCAGGTGGCCGATGCCAACCTGATCGCCGAGACTGGCGGCCAGTGGACCAGCGCGCATCGCGGCCGCAGCCGCGCCTATGTCGCCGTCCGCCTGAAACTCACCGCCGAGGCGTTTCCCGCCGGCCCGCCCAACATCGCCGCCATCGTCGAGGGCGCCGACACCATCCTCGACCCGCGCACGGGGATGGTGGGCTGGTCCGACAACCCCGCCCTGCTGCTCGCCTGGTACCTCACCGCGCCCTTCGGTTGGCGGGCGTCCTGGTCCGACATCGACATCCCCGCCCTGATCGCCGCCGCCAACATCTGCGACGAGCTGGTCGGCACCCGGGCCGGGGTCTACGAGCGCCGCTACACCGCCAACGGCGTGCTGTCGCTGGCCGAGGGCAAGATCGCCATCACTCGCAAGCTCGCCGCCGCCATGGCCGGCGCGTTGGTGGTGAGTGGGGGGCGGTTCTTCATCCATGCTGGGGCGCCGGCGCTGCCCGCCGCCACCCTGACCTCGGACGATCTCCGCGGCGACGTCACCATCCAGGGCGCGCGGCCGCGACGGGACCTCTTCAACGGGGTGCGCGCCGTCTATGTCGAGCCCGCCGCCAACTGGCAGCCGACCGACGCGCCGCCGCTGCTGGCCTCCAACTACGTCGCCCAGGATGGCGGCGAGATGATCTACCGCGACCTCGAATTCCCGCTCACCACCTCGGCCAGCACCGTGCAGCGGCTGATGAAGGTCGAGTTGGAGCGCAACCGCCGCCAGCGCACCGTGGCCTTCCCAGCCAACCTCTCGGCGCTGCGCCTGCGGCCCTGGGAGGCGGCGACGGTCGCGCTCGACCGGCTGACGCCCTTTCCGGCGCGGGTCACCGCCTGGTCGCTGGCGGCCGAGGGCGGTGTCGACCTCACCCTGGAGGAGGAGGACGCCGCGGTGTGGGATTGGAACCCGGCGGTCGATGAACGTGCCACCGGGTCGAACCCTGCCGTGGTGCTGCCCAACCCGGGCGTCATCGCCACGCCGGCCGCAATCACGGTGGAGACGCCGCAGACCACCGCCTTTGCCGCGCTCTCCCTGTCCTGGGCGGCGGTCGGCTCCTCCCACCTCGCCGGCTACCAGGTCGAGTTTCAGCCGGCCTCAGTCGCGTCCTGGCAGGGCTATGGCGGTTCGCTCGGCGCCACCGCGGCCGCGATCCCCACCGCCGAGCCGACCGGCTTCCGGGTGCGCGCCGTGGCGCGCAGCAGCGCGGTCTCGGGCTGGCGGCAGGCCCTCGTCCCGGCCGCGGTGGCGGCGCCCACCGCGACGGGGATTACCGGCGGCATTCGCCTCTCCGGCAGCTTCCCGCCCGATGCCATCCGCCTTCAGGTGTTCGAGGCGAGCACCAGCAGCCTCGCCGCCGCGACCAAGCTGGCGGCGGAGCCGACCAGCCTCTTTTGGGACCGCACCGGCCTCAGCACCGGGGACACCCGTTGGTACTGGCTGCGCGCCGTCTCGGCCGAGGGCAACGTATCGGCCCTGGCCGGGCCGGTGACAGCGACTGCGCTGTAGGGAACCCCACCATGCCCGCCCGCATCGACGACCTGCTGGTGCTCGACACCGCGGTCAGCAAGACCGATCTCGCCAAATACCTCCGCGACCGCGAGACGGTGCTGCCGTCCGACTTCGGCGGCCTCGGCGACGGCGTCGCCGACGACCGTGCCGCCATCCAGGCGGCCTTCGACCGCGCCGCCGCGGACCAAAAATTCGCCGTCATCCCGCCCGGCACCTGGAACGTCTCTGCCGGCGTGATCCTCGGCGGCGGTGCCCGCGGCCTGATCATGCACGGCGTGCTCCGCTACACCGGCACCGCCCCGGCCACCGTGCTGACGCTCGGGGATGGCGGCGCCGTCCGCAACGGCGAGAAGCACTACGCCGGGCTGCAGGTTGTCCGGCAGACCCAGTCCGACTGGCTCGACGAGGGCGACATCGGCATCCTGGTGCGCAACGTCGACGCCTCGGTGGTCGAGCTGCGTCTGGTCTCGGGCTTCACCATCGGCATGCGCACGCTGGGCGACGGCCGCGGCGTCGAGGACAGCACCTTCCATCTCGGCCGCATCCTCAACAACCGCATCGGCCTCGACATCCGCTGCGCCACCGCGACCGCTTGGAACACATCTGTTCGCTACTATGGCGGCCACTTCGCCATCGCGACCGGGATCAACCCCACCATCGACCGCTTCGGGATCCGGCTGTCCAAGGCGGACGGCGCCTATTCCAACCACAACCGGCACGTCTTCGACGCGCCGAACTTCGAACTGCGCCAGCTCGACCCGAACGTCGCCATCCCTTTCCTGAACGAGACCAGCGGCTCGGCCATCATCGGCCGGGCGCTGCGCATGGAGGCCTGCTCGCCGATCGTCGCGCGGCACACCGCCGCGGCACAGGATTGCGAGTACGAGGTGGCGTGGAGCAACACCTACCAGGTTGGCATTGACTACGCCGCGACCGCCACCCGCTGCGGCAACACCGTGCTCAACCGGCATCGCGCCCCGGCGTCGCGGCATCTGCGGTTGTTGGGGGCGATGCCCAATGTCCGCGCCAAGGCGTTCCGGCACAGCTCCACCGAGATCGGGGTGGAGGGGCTGGCGGTGGTCGCGACCTCCACGACCAGCGCCACGACGCTGGCCGGGCTGTCCTTCAACGGGCTGGACGATATCACGCCGACCTCCCGCGGGCTGCTGCTCGAAGCGCAGCGGGGGCTGGCCTTCGTGGTGGAGTGTTCACAGGCGAAGGAGTTCGCGCTGGTGCATTCCCTCGTCGGCGGCGCGGATGGCGGGCGGATCTTCGTGCGCTGCTTCGATGCGTCGATGAATGTGCGGGAGAATGTCGCCGACGACGCGCTGGTCTCGATCACGACCCTGCTGTGGAACGTGCTGGCCAAGGCCTGGACCGGCGGTGCCGCCATGGCCGACGCCTCGCTGAACAAGCGCATGACGGTGCGGCTCGGGCCCGGCGTCGCCTTCGCGCAGATCGGCATTGTCGGCTTCGACGGGCAGATCGAGGTCGAGGCCCTGCGCCTCTACGGCCTGCCCGAGGCGGCGCCGGCGCTGCTCTGCGGCACGCCGGCGCTGCCGGTCGGGCAGCGGGAATTCGCGGCGGAGGTGTCCTGGGATCTGCCGAACCTGGCACCTGGGGCGACCAGCCTGCTCGACGTCACCGTGCCTGGCGCGCGTCAGGGGGACTTCGCCTACGCGGCGCTGGTGTCGTCGACGCGGTTCATCGAGCTTGATGCCGCGGCGTGATCCAACAACACCGTGCGCGTCATGGCCAGGAACATCTCGCCAGCCACCTTCGATCTCGTCGCGGCGACGCTGTCTGTGCAGGTGGTGAAGCGGCGCGTGCCGTGAGCGGGATGGCGCGTTCGCCGCAAACCGCACAACCGGCTGACACTGGGTGCTCAGCGAGCGCGACGCGCGGCAAACTGAACCGCCCCGGGTTTGTCGGAGGCTCCAACTCCTGAGAGGCTGGAGCGATGACGAGCAAGACGACGAACAAGTTTTCGCCTGAGGTTCGCGAGCGGGCGGTGCGGATGGTGCTTGAGCACGAGGCGCAGCACCCGTCGCGCTGGGCGACGATCCTGTCGATCGCGGCCAAGATCGGCTGCACGGGCCAGACGCTGAACGAGTGGGTGAAGCAGGCGGAGCGCGATACCGGCCGCCGGCCTGGCCCGACGACGGAGATGGCGGCCCGCCTCAAGGCCCTGGAGCGTGAGAACCGCGAGCTGAGGCAGGCGAACGAAATCCTGCGCAAGGCGTCGGCGTATTTCGCCCAGGCGGAGCTCGACCGCCGGTTCAAGCCATGATCGGCTTTATCGATGATCATCGTGAGGTTTATGGGGTCGAGCCGATCTGCAATGTCTTGCCGATCGCCCCATCGACCTATCGCGTGCAGGCGGCCCGGCGGCGTGATCCGGCCAAGCTGCCGGCCCGAGCGCAGCGCGACGCCGCACTGATGCCCGAGATCGCGCGCGTGTTCGAGGAGAACTTCCGCGTCTACGGCGTGCGCAAGGTCTGGCGGCAGCTGAAGCGCGAGGGCCATGACCTGGCCCGCTGCACCGTCGCACGCCTGATGCGCAGCATGGGCCTGCAGGGCGTGATCCGCGGCAAGCCGGTCAGGACGACGATCAGCGACAAGGCCGCACCTTGCCCGCTGGACCACGTGAACCGGGAGTTCAAGGCACCGCGCCCGAACGCGCTGTGGGTCTCCGACTTCACCTATGTCGCGACCTGGTCAGGGTTCGCCTACGTCGCCTTCATCATCGATGCCTATGCGCGGCGGATCGTCGGTTGGCGCGTGTCGCGGACCGCGCATACGGGCTTCGTGCTGGATGCGCTGGAACAGGCCCTGCACGAGCGGCGCCCGCTGCATCGCGGCGGCCTCGTGCATCACAGCGACAGGGGCAGCCAGTACGTCTCCATCCACTACACGGAACGCCTGGCCCAGGCCGGCATCGAGCCCTCCGTCGGCAGCGTCGGCGACAGCTATGACAACGCCTTGGCCGAGAGCATCAACGGTCTCTACAAGGCCGAAGTCATTCACCGGCGCGGCCCCTGGCGCTCGCTCGAGGCCGTGGAATTCGCCACCCTCGAATGGGTGGACTGGTTCAACCATCGGCGGCTGCTGGAGCCCATCGGCAATATCCCGCCGGCCGAGGCCGAAGCAATCTACTATGCTGCCCAGGAGAACCTGCTCCTGGCGGCGTGA